CCATAGCTATGCCCATATAATTGGCCACTGCTAATAGTTCACTGGTTTCTTTTGCCGTAGCACCAGTGATACCGGATAACTTCTTAACGGCTACATCCCATTGGATAGCCTCCTTGGCCAATTTGGCGCCGATGCCTACTACACCAACACCAGCACCTATCGCCATGAGGTCATTCTTCATTTTGCCAAGGGCGGATTTGGCGCCTTCGGCACTTGCAGTAATTTTCTTGAGTCCGGCTTCCGTATTCTTATCGGTCAGCTGAACGACAATATCAATTAAATTATTAGCCATTCTTGTACGCCACCTCCAATTCTTTGGCTTCTAAGATTACAAGCAAATCGATAAGGTGCGGTAGTGGCTCGATGCCGTAAGCCCTCGCCACTTCTAACACCGCAGGCATATCGAATCCGGCAATGCCGCCAGGATGCCAACGTCGCTGCATCCGGCTTGCATTGTATACTCGCATAGCCTGTCTCGTTCCGTCTAATTGCTGCGGGGAATTAAACTCACACTCCGAACAGTCAAAATGCTGTTTAGTCTCACGTTGCATCTTGATACAATCAGAGCAGTATTTTGGTTTGTCGGAGTTGAGCCAACTCCACGCATCAATTAGTTTTTTTCGATTTCAGCCTTTTTTTCGTGAGTAAACCGCATGGTATCAAGCGCAATTTCCATAAGATCATTGTCTGGTGCTGCGTTGATTTCATCCTCAGTTAGACCGTAGATGTGTTGCATAATCCATTGTGCAAGGTCACGAGAACGTAATAGACGTTCTGTGTCTGGCGCTTCCTCCGGAACTGGAGTATACAATGGGTCTAACCCGGATTTAATTAATTCGCCACGTTCAGCGAATGTTAAACCTCTTAATTTAATATCTTCAAATGCCATGTTGGCACCTCCTAGTATTGTTCTTGATTATTAACTAATGTAATGATGGATGCAGAGCGACCGGCATCTGCACGATAGTATGCTTTAAACGGCAATTCAATATTGACGCCACGAGGACCATCGATGCCTGGAGATTGTCGTTCGTACACAAGTTCAGGCAATTTGAATGTAAGCGACCAGTCATCTTGTTCAAGTCGCAATTCCAAGCTGGATTCCGTACCGTTAACCGCTTTGTTTAAAAGATCCTTATTTTGGAAGAATGCTTTAATCGTCCCAGAAATTGACACAATACCTGGGTCGATGTATGTTCTAAATCCTTTACCGCCGATAGCGTAAGAATCGCCATCCAGGCCAAAATCAAAATTGATATCGCAACTTAGAATATTGGCCACAGTAACGCCACCCTCTTTGATAGTTGCATTAAGATTTTGGAATGGTAAGAAATTTACAGCCTTAGCTGCAGCATCAAATGTAGTGGCCGCTAATGTTTCCTTACAGCCCATCACGTCAACGGATGCAGTTAATTCGGCATCGCCGCCGAATTTAAAACCTAATTTACTAACTCGCGCACCTGCGAATTGTTGGAATACATTAACATCAGGATAGCCCTGTTCAATAGTTAACGACGGCATTGTGTTTCCGATTTTAAACACATGCTCAGACTTCTTATTTGGCGCTTGGCCAGTTGTGTTAGAAGTCGGTTGACCAAATGCAGCTTTTAACCAGTAGCCAATATCGATTACACCAACAGGTACGACTAAACTACCAGACGTGTCAATGTTGCCACGGAATGGCGCTGCGGGATTACGATCGCCACGGATTACTGTGGAGTCGTTTAAATTTTGACTAGCTTTTACGGAGCTAGAAATAATCGGAGTGATAACACCGCCAGTGGTTGGCGTTGTACCAAAGTCCGACTCAAACGCAATCGCCACATGGGACTGAGAGCCCTGTGCACGTTTTGCTGTTGCCATATGCATTTTCCTCCTTTAATATTCAATATTCCCGCCGATTACATGCGGAATTTCTATAGTAGCTGTTAAACGTCCAGTGAATACTGGGCGCCAATTCATTGAGTCTAATTCATAATCAATGCCGATTACCGGAAAGGCTGGATTCACCTTACAAATGCATTCGATGATTAACTGCCCTAGGTTATCCGATTCTAGCGCTCCGTCGTATCGAATAATATTCTTAACGCGAGTTGCACCTTTATGGACAATACCCCATACAATCATTAACGAGTATGTGTAGGTATCAGCAAGCCCTTCGTTCTTATTACTCGGTAGTAATATGATGCAAGGGCAATCTTCCTCAAGCGGTGCTTCAACATCGTCATAGCCGACATACAGTTGCGCCGACTTTCCATATTTGTCATTGCAAAATTTAGTCAACGCCTCATCGTTCGCTAAGGCCTCAGCCCATCGTTCAACGATGCGCGACAGTGGAATTGTCTGTTGCATCAAATCACCTTACCTTGTAATTACGTCGAGACGCGGATTGTGCCGCCGGTCCATAAATAGCGTAGTCGCCTATCTTATCCTCAATATAAGGTTTAAGCTTAGGCTGTAACGCAGCTTTCATAGGACCATAAGTATGACGCGGCTGAATTTTGAACATCGATTTTCCTTTAGGTAACGGTACACCTGCAGCAAATAACTTCTTGCGCATAGGCTCTGTAATCTGCTTAGTGTACCCCTCTTCAATTCGTTCACCCAACCGTTTTGCCGAATTGGATAACCACCCAACTCGGACGGATTGTTTGCCCTTGTCATATTGATATCCGACTGCATTCGATAGCTTACCTAGAGGACTATATCCGATTGTCCTGGCGCTAATGCCCATATCAAGTAAGGCATTTCGCGATTTAGAGCCCCAGGCTTCTCGTTCTGCACGTCCTCCGCTTTGGTATGCTTTGCGAAGTTTAGCACCAAATGCTGACTCAAATGCAGCCCGGCGAGCCGGCGCCATGAAATTGGGATATCTACGTCCACCAGGTGCCCCCGACCGAATGCCCTGCTTAATTTCCTTTTGCATCATCCAACCTGTTGACTTTAATGCCTTACGCATCCAGTCCGGTTTTGTTTCTGCAATGAAATTAAGATACGGAGTGGCTGTGTCTGTAATCGTAATAGGTTCATTACTCATTACGGTCTCACCGCCCTTACGTTATGCACGATTTCAAGACAATACATCGTGCCATCAAAGTTGGAAATGTGATCAACGTACCATTTCTCGCCATTGATATACACTTCGTCTTTTGATCGTGGTTCAGGAACATCCTTAGCATGCACCCAAATCTGAGCTTTATCAGCTAATGCTTTATCAACGAATCCGGAACCTTTGCCATCATATTCGCCAATCTCCACGCTAGCTTTTATGGACTGGCCCTTGTAAGTAATCTTTTCGCCAAATACAGAAAGCAGTGCATTAGGCTTATATCCTAATTTCATAGTGCATTACCTCCTATGGAGTAGGCGGGCGTATGCCCGCCCTTATATTACTTTACTTTTCTACATTAGGTATAAGTGCGACTTCCAACACTGTAGTACCTGGGCGTTTTTCTGTGAGAGCCACGCCTAATACTGGGTTAGTATCCACCTTAGATGCTCGCTTTTGATCTTTGTCGAAATACACGGTATCGCCTACCGTAAAAGAATCAGATGTTAATGCCGCTACTTCAAAGCAACCAGTTACCTTAACTGCACCGATTGTATTGGGACCAATGTTTGTAATTGCCACACCGTGCATTTTACCGATAGGCACAATGTCCCCTACTTCAATCATTTCGGATGTTGTATTTTTAAAATCGACGCGGTCTAGTTCTTGAATGAATTTAGCCATATCTATTTACCTCCTAATCAATTACTAATTATTTACCAGGATTTTTGTACAAGCCGCGGAAGTCGATTGCTGTTGCGTTGCAATCGATTGCTACTTTGTACTCGATGCCGTCAACCTTGAAGCCCGTTTGTGATTCGATTCGAGGCGTTTCAACACCATTTAAGTACGTTACTTCGATAGTTTGAACATCTGTAGGACGAGATGCCAAATACCAAGCATGCGGATCCGTTAATGCCGCATCTACGACGATAGTGAATCGACCACTGAATG